GGTAAACAACCTCTCCTCTAAGCTTTTGCTTGCACTCTTCCCACCCAACTCCCCATTCTTCAAGCTTCAAATTGATGACTTCACTCTCGAGCAGCTAACGCAGCAAGAGGGTATGAGAGCTCAGGTTGAAGAGGGTCAAGCCAAGATTGAACGAGCAGTTCAGTATGAGATCGAAGCAGGGGCAATTCGAGTAGGAGTATTTGAGGGTGTCAAACATTTAGTGACTACAGGTAACTGCCTGTTATACCTACCAGACTCTGGTGGTATCCGGGTGTTCCACCTAGATCGCTATGTAGTTCAGCGTGATGTCTATGGCAATGTCCTAGATATCGTAGTTGAGGAGATGGTATCCCCAGCTACCTTAGATGCAGAGACACAAGCATTCCTCGGTTACAACACCGATGCGGATAAAGATAAAACAGATAAAGAGTTAGATCAAGATCGTAATAATCTAGATCGTAACAAGACCGTCAAGATATACACCCATGTGTACCTTGAGGGTAACAAGTGGGAAGTCTATCAAGAGGCTAAGGGTAAACAAATTCCCGGCTCCTTTGGTACTTACCCAAAAGAAAAGACACCATGGATCCCAGTACGCTTCACAAGAGTGGATGGGGAAGATTATGGGCGAGGCTATGTTGAGGAATACCTCGGTGATATCAAATCACTAGACGGTTTATCCCAAGCAATTGTCGAAGGTTCTGCAATCGCAGCTAAGACAGTGTTCCTCGTGAACCCTAATGGAACCACCAGTGCTCGTGATTTAAAAGAATCTGAGAATGGTGACATCGTTGAGGGATTAGAAACCGATGTGTCCGTACTCGGTTTAGATAAATACAATGACTACAGGGTAGCCCTAGAAACCATTAACTCCATTAATGAACGATTGTCCTATGCGTTCTTGCTGAACTCTTCTATACAAAGAAGTGGTGAGCGAGTAACTGCAGAAGAGATTCGCTACATGGCTAATGAACTAGAAGCAGCCTTGGGTGGTATTTACTCTATCCTGTCTCAAGAGTTACAGCTCCCTATTGTGAACAGATTAATGTTCTCAATGGAGAGACAGAAGAAGCTTCCAGTGTTACCCAAAGGTACAGTAAATCCTGTTATCGTTACAGGTATGGAAGCACTTGGTCGTGGTAATGATCTGAATAAACTTCAGCAATTCTTACAGACGATTAGTTCTACCCTAGGACCTGAAGCGATGATGACCTACATTAACCCAAGTGATGCTATTACCCGAGTGGGTACAGCTCTAGGTATTGATACCAAAGGATTAGTCAAGTCTCAAGAGCAGATTCAACAGGAACAACAAGCTGCAGCACAAGCACAGCAACAGCAAATGATGATGGAGCAGGGCTTAGCCCCAGCTATCAATCAAGTTGGTAATGCTGTAACACAAGGAATGGCAGATGGCTCGAAAGAAGCTCTCGCAGCCCGGTCCCAAGCTCAGTGAACCAATAGATAGATTTGTGACGGAAGAGGAGTTAAGCACTCCTCCTCCATCCAATCAAATTATTGAGTACATTGGTGAAGGAGCTGAGGCTATTAAATTCACACCACAACCTAAGGCTAAGATCATTCGTGTCTACGCTAAAGGCAATGTGGTTTATGTATATTAAAGGAAGTACATGGTAGATACCATCGTAGTACAAACACCCGAAACTAATATGGATGCTCCAGCCGATCACAATCAGAAAATGATTGAGAAGGCAGATGGAATCAATTCACCGGATTCTGGCGATAATCTGCAACAACAAGCAGACCGACCAGCATGGCTGCCGGAAAAGTTTAAATCCCCCGAAGACTTGGCTAAAGCATATTCCGAGTTGCAAAGTAAGATGGGTTCACAATCGAACCAACAACAAGCTGCACAACCCGCAGCAGATCAAACTACTACGCAACAGGCAGATGCAGCCTTGTCCCAACAGGGGTTAAATATGAGCTCATTCACAAATGAGTTCGATACAACAGGCGAACTATCAGAAGCCTCCTATGCAAAATTAGCAAGTGCAGGATTTGATAAGAACATTGTAGATAACTACATTGAAGGACAACGGGCTCGTGCAAGTCTGTATGAGGTTTCCCTTAAGGATTCCGTTGGTGGTAATCAGGCTTATGGTGATATGGTGGAGTGGGCAAAAGCTGCTATGACACCTGCAGAGATTGATGCATTCAATATGTCAGTCTCCTCATCTAATCCTGAGGCAGCAAAGTTAGCTGTGGCTGGACTTAAGTCTCGCTATGAATCAGCTAATGGTAAAGAACCAAGATTACTACAGGGTAACTCCAGTGGTGGTCAAGGTGATGCATTCCAATCCAGAGCAGAGATGACTGCTGCTATGAAGGATCCACGATATAAGACTGATACAGCATATCGTCAAAGTGTTATCAACCGTCTAGGTCGATCTAACATTCTCTAAATTGCCCACAGGGGATTCCCAGTGGTGCTTAAGGCTTTTCCCAGTGCCAGTAGCAGATCACTACAAAACTGGGAAACCATGTCCGGTCACCTTAACAGGTCAGCGTTCCTCCCTTTGCGTTGCGAACCGGACACCCACCACACTTCTATTCTTAGAGGTGGTGCAAGTCTTATCCTGAATCACACCCATTACCCGACTGAGGTTGGACAATTCTGAGGTTCAGTGTTTTGGAGAAATAAGAGGAGCTAAGTCGTATCCTTTTTAAACTCTATATGAAAGCCCACACAAAATGGCAAACGCAACTCCGTCCCGCTTGGGACAAATTAATGGTGCTGGTGATGTTGATGCACTATTCCTCAAAGTATTCGCTGGTGAAGTATTAACAGCCTTTGAAGAAACAAATGTAACTGCTGATAAGCACATGGTTCGCTCAATCAGCAATGGTAAGTCTGCTCAATTCCCTATCACAGGTAAGATTGGTGCTGAGTACCATGTACCCGGTGCTGAAATCACTGGCGGTCAAGTACCAGCTAATGAGCGTGTAATCACTATTGATGACCTCTTGATTAGCAATGCATTCATCGCAAACATTGATGAAGCTAAGAACCACTATGATGTTCGCTCAATCTACTCGACTGAAATTGGTCGTGCATTGGCTTACACATATGACAAGCACATTCTGTCACTCTTGATTCAAGCTGCCCGTGATACTTCCCCAGTTACTGGTGAAGACGGTGGTGGTAAGATCGTAGCTGCGGAAGGTATCACTGATGATACTGGTGAGGCATTGATTGCTGCACTCTTCCAAGCTGCACAGACTTTGGATGAGAAGCATATTCCTTCCGAAGATCGCTATGCGTTCTTGAACCCTGCTGCCTACTACTTGTTGGCACAGAACACCAAGATCATGAACACCTTATGGAATGGTGTTGGCTCTTACAAAGATGCTAATGTCATGAAGGTAGCTGGTATTAACATTGTTAAGACCACTCATGCTCCATACGGTACTAAAGTATTAGCTACTGACTTGCCATTGGCAGGTACAGCAGGTAAGTACGCTGTTGATGCAACTACAACCTTTGGTGTTGTAGCTCACAAGATGGCTGTTGGTACAGTCAAGTTGTTAGACCTAGCAATGGAATCTGAATACGACATTCGTAGACAGGGTACATTGATGGTTGCTAAATATGCAATGGGTCATGGTGTACTCCGCCCTGCTGCCTCTGTTGAATTGGCAACTGCCTAGTATTAGTTTTACCCTTAAGCCACTTCCCTAACCGGAGGTGGCTTTTTTTTACATTTTTAGGAAGCCCAATGCTAACCGTAACTAACGAACTTCAAGCAATTAACATAATGCTAGGAACCATTGGCGAGTCCCCCATTAATTCCCTAGAGGAAATCTCAGGAGTTATTGATGCTGTCACTGCCCGTCAAGTATTAAACGAGAATGCAGTCGCAGTATTAACGGAAGGTTGGCAATTCAATACTGAATATGATTGGTCATTCCTCCCTAATAAAGACAGTGAGATTACAGTCCCACCTACTATCATCCAAGCTGATGCAGTAGATCGGGATATAGATGTTACTGTGCGGGGAACACGCTTGTATGATCTAAAGAATCATACCTATAAATTTATCGCTCCAGTCAAACTGGATTGCTTAGTACTCTTCTCATTTGAAGAGCTCCCACAAGCAGCTAAGTACTACATCACTATTCGTGCTGCTCGTGTATTCCAGAATCGAGTAGTTGGATCTGAAGTCCTCCAGTCATTTACTGAGAAGGATGAGGTCAGAGCA